CCGAAAGGGGGCCCGGTTCTAAATTGTGCTACTTGCCATTGCTGGTAGTAACAGCCGTAGTAGGTGAAGTTGGCACAGCCAACCTTTGCTCACGTATACGGTGGATCATATGACGATAACATCCGCTGACTTCTATGAAGTCACCGCCCGATGGCCAAACTCTACAGACCGAGTGTTTAACGCGGGTACTAGGACTAAACACGTTCCCTATAAAAAGGGCCGTGACCTAGAACCGCTCCCTTATTACAGGGTACTCCGAGTAGGGCGGGAATTTTCGGATTGGGGATTTAACCCTCCGAATCAGTATGTTAGTGTTAACGCTAATCTGAATGCAGTGAGTGAGCCTCCGGAAGCGGAGCTCATTAACAAGTCAATTAGCGATTCATCAGTATTGCAGTACTATTACAACAAGGCATACGCAAGGTTCACAGAACATGCGCGCCAAGCTGAAGTAGATCTGATGGCTATGATTGGGGAGCGTAAGCGGACAGCTGCGATGGTGTCTGGTAGGATTTTACAGCTTACGAACATTGTTGACTCGTTAACACGAGATGCAGCGTATGTGTTCGATAGCTTCTATCAGGATAAACCTCGTAAGCCGGCACTCCGCAAGCGAAGATCAAAGGTCGCAAGATCGTTGAAGAAAGCTTTTGGCTTCCCACCCGATCATCCAGGAAATCGTATGATTAATACGACGCTCCAGAAACCTGGAGTCCTGTCTACCCCGGCTGCGCTCTGGTTAGAGCTAAACTGGGGGTGGAAACCTATGCTTGACGACATCCAGGGGCTTGTTGAGCTCATGGCTGAACCCATTCCGCCCGTAAGGGTGACTGGGAAGTATCAGGTGCCTGTAACACGGCCCTTCTCGAAGAGATTCGGGAGTCTTAAACGATGGTACTGGTCAAGCACTATTCCTGATGGTAAGTTTCTTATCAGGATACAGGTGCAGTTGATCCAATCTTCACGCATTAAGGATAGCTTTACCAGCCTTGGCCTTACGAACATCTTCCAGTCAGCTTACGAGCTGACACCGTGGAGTTGGTTGTTTGACTATGGTACGTCCCTCGGGTCGTTCATTAGTGGTTTAGATGATGGTTTAGAGTTCTCCTACAAACATGGGCAAGTCATGAGGCTACTGAAGTATTCCGAAGTAGCTGAAACCGTGTGGCCTGGCTATCTCCCTAAGGGATGGTCTCTCACACGGGACGTGGTTGCGATGCGTCGTGAGACGCGTCCTCTCGGACTGCATTCACCCTACTTAACGTGGGAAAGGGAACCGTTCTCGTGGAAACGAGCAGCGAACCTCACTGCAGTCCTTGTCCTCAAATGGAAAGCTCTACACGAGCTTGGCAGAATCGCCCCGAATAAATCGGTCCTTCCACTGTTATAATTATAGGTGATCTATGCAACACGCAAATATAACTGTAAAAGCCGCTAACGGCACGACTGACGTCGTATTCGTCGCTAAATCACCCTTTGCGGGTGATCGCAGTCCAGCTACTTGGGCTGTAGATGCTGATAGTGTCTACCGGGATCAACGTACTGTCGCGACACACGCTTCACGCCCTCACGGGACTAAGAAAGCGCGTCGCGATTTTATTGATATCCTGGTTCCTGTGGTTCGGACTATCGATGGTAACCCTGTTAGGGTCGACACCATCCCGTTCCGCTTCGAGAGTACCGTAGGTAACAGTGTAACTGATACTGAGGCTAACGAAGCTACTGCTCGTGCTGTGAATTTGTTGGCATCCGTGCTAATGAAGTCAGCTATCGCCGCTAAGGAGAATTTCTCTTAAAGAGGAGTTCTTTCGCAGTGATCTCTGGTGCTCCATCCCGGGGCACCACAGCTTATACAGGGTGGTAACATGGATATAGTAATGTCGCCTGAGGTGGCAAAACTAGCACTTAAGGTATATAGTGCTCTCAACACTCCCCGCTCGCTGGCTTGCGCCATTTTATTGCGGTATGGGGAGTTTAGGATGCTTGCGGGATTGCAAGTTATTCCTAACTCGTACGAACCACGACTACATGACGGTTCGGAACGCTTTGCCAGGGATTATCAGGCAACTGAGCTCCTTCGCAAGTATCCGGGCTTTCCGATCCATGATCTGGATTTGGAAGCTGAATCCGTACAAAGGTTCTACGACTCCGAAAAGCAGTGTAAGCTTTCTAACATGCGGCTTGCAAAACATCTCGATTACCCTGTATTTAATGACAGGCTCGAGTGGCAAGCAAACGAATATCTCATTCGTGCCGCAAAGTGGTTGGCTAATACTCTAGGCCGCGTCCCTGATATTAGGGGAAAGCTCGGTCCCGGAGCGATCGTTGAGATGACGAAATGGAAGCGTAGTCGTGCTGCCAAATTGGCCGGCTATACAGCTTATGATAAGCTTCACTTCCTCCCAGCAACGTATGACCACACGCCTCCTTGGGTTGCCCAGTATTTCTTCTGGGACACAGTCTGGGGTCGCGAGTACTTACGTTGTAACAGCGAGTCGAACGCACTGCCGCAGGTAACTGCGGATAAGTATATCAGCATCGAGAAAACGGCCCTCGCTATGAGGGGTATCGCTCCTGGTGCAGGTTTAATGATATATGCACAGTTGGCCGTGGGCGCAGCGTTGCGTCCCCGACTATCACGCGTTGGATTGGACCTTTCTACGGATGGGGGTTTTAACCCTGACCACCCGTGTGAGGCTCAACTACGCCATCAAGCACTCGCCTGTGAAGGCTCAGTGTCTGATGAAATTGTGACGATCGACCTAAGTAATGCGAGTGACATCAATGCTTATCAGCTGATACGCGTACTGTCTCAGTACGCGCCAGATTGGTGGGCATTGCTCTGTGACCTCCGCGCTCGTCGGACTACGGTTCCTGTTGTAGGGGCTACCGACGGGGTGCAAACGCGCGAGGTGTTTCTTGAGAAGTTTTCCGCCATGGGGAATGGATATACATTCGAGCTCGAGACGTTAGTCTTTGCTGCTCTTATCCATTCTGTAGGCGGGGTTGTCGGAATCGACAGCTTCGTCTTCGGGGATGATATCATCGTACCTAAAG